TGACGGTGCTGCCGTTGGTCCCGAAGCTGACGTTGTTCGAGTTCGACAGCACGAAGGCGGTCTGCGCCGGCACGGTGTACGACGCGGTGATCGTCGAGCCGTTGCCGCCGAAGCTGATGCCGTTCGAGTTCGAGAACACGATCGCACCGGTGCTGCCCTGCACCTGCACGCTGCCCTGCGTCTGCACGGACTGCGTGGTTGGGTCCGGTGCGCTGAAGACCAGCGTCGAGCCGTTGGCCGACAGGGTGACGTTGGCGCCACCTTGCAGCACGATGTTCGTGCCGCTCAGGGTGCTTGCGCCGAGGGTGTTGCCGGCGATCGTCAGGAACTGGTTGTGGGCCGAGTTCCAATCGCTTGGCCGTACCAGCGCGCTGGCCAGCGTCGTCGTGGTCGCGCCGAGGCTGTTGAAGACGGTGACGGTGCCGGTGAAGTCGGCAACTGCGTTCGACTTGGCGTGCGAGATGGCCATCAGGGGTTACCTTCGACGGTTTTCAGACCGGTCAGGGTGACCGGCAAGCCCGCTTGAGTTTGGTTCCCCGAGAGCGCGAAATCGGACGCATCGCAGTCCATGACGAAGCTGGTGCCGTCCGCCTTGACGACCCGCGCCCATGTCCATGTGCCTGTCACCAGCGCACTGGCGGCTGTCGGGTCCGTCCAGTTGAGTGTATCGCCGGTGACCACGCCGAAGGGCGTTCCGCAGACCAGTTCGAACAGCTTGGTCTGTGTCGTGATGGACGCCCCGGTGGCGGGCCGAACGCCGTTGTAGCCTTGCAGCAGCGCGCCGTTACCCGCCCGCGTGACGATCAGCGCGAGGCTGGGCGTGCGGATGGTGGCAAGGTCGTACCCAAAACTCACCCGAGTTCCCCGGCGACCAGGTTGCCATCTTCGTCGTACTCGTAGCGGATCTTCTTGCTGGCGGCGCTGGCCGCGGCCTTCTCGGTCTGCTGCTGGAGCGCTGCGGCCACAGCCTGCTTGACCACCTCGCCGATCACGTCCGACTGCTTGTTCGCACCGTCGCGCTGCGCGCGTGCCTGCTCCACGGTGCTTTCCCGTTGGGTCTTGGCCTGCTCCTTGGCAGTCTCGACGGCGATCTGGCCCTGGATTTCAGCCTGATGCGCCTGCTGCTGCGCGTCCATGGCGGCCTGCTGCTGCGCCTGCATCGCCTGCTGCTGCGCCTGCTGCGCAGCGTCGAGCGCCTCGTCGGACGGCACCACGTCGTCGACCGGCAGTTCCATCGACGCAGCGGTCTCGCGCAGCAGCGCGGCGCGGTACTTCGCCGTGATGATCTGGCTGTCGATCGGGTTGGCCGTCATCGTCAGGAACTGGATGCGGCGCTGTTGCGCGCTCTCGCGCACCAGGATCGCGGCAGCGCCGCGCGGCACCACGATGTTGTCGCCCTTGATGCTCTCGTCGGGGTTGTAGAGCATCTCGTTCGTGAACGTGTCGCCGATGGTCGGAGCGATCACGTTCGCGTCGATGTTGCCAATCGCCCGGCGCAGCCCCTTGGCGGCGTTGTTCATCAGCATGCTCAGGCCCGTGGCCGTGTCGGCGCTGCCGCCGGCGCGCTCGTTGCCGTAGGTGTAGCGCGGGATGCCCGTCGCGTCGTCAGCGCGGATCTCCCATTTGTCCAGCGTGTTCATCAGCTTCTCGCTGTTGTCGTTCGGCTGGAAGAACCCGATGCCTGGGTTCACGCCCTGCGTCGGGTCCGACTTCAGCTGCCACAACTTCCACGGGAACATCTCCATCGACTGCTCGCCATCGGCGAAGCGGTCGGCGTGCACCCACGCCATCGGCCCGCTGGCGATCGCCAGGTTGTCGGCGAGCGCACACGCGATGGCGTTGCACATCTGCTGCGGCGTGCTGGCGAGGTCGGGGATGCTGCGGCCCCAAAACGCACCGGGGATCTCGTCGTAGCAGGCCTTGCGGTACGGACGCTGCGACAGCGGGTCCGGGTTCATCGCGGCGTAGAGCACGTAGCGCCCGCACAGCAGGACGTTGCACTCGTACTCGCGGGTCTCTTCCAGCTTCCCCTTGACGCCCCAGGACATCAGCTTCCAGCCCGGCACGCTGCCCCAGTAGTTGATCGCGTCGATCACGCCCGGGGGCGACAGGAACATGAACAGGGTCTCCTGCTCAAGCCGCTGGCGCTCGCTCTCGGTCCACAGCCACCCTTCCAGGTGCCCGTTCGTGTAGTCGCGCAGCGCGCTATCGATCTGGTCGTCCTGGTAGTTCGGCAGGCCCTTGAGGTCAAACAGTTCCTCGCGGCGGAACCGGATACGCTCGATGAAGTCGCCGTCCTGCGGCGACTTGCTGGCCGGCGCCGGGTAGATGTCGAAGGGGCTGACGCGCTCCCACGTCTGCTGCGCATCGTTCGACACCACGGGCTTGAACCCCGCACCCCACTTCAGGGTCTTGTGCCGGGTGTAGATCGGCCCCTTGAGGATTGCGGCCGGGTAGGTGACGAAGTCCTCGACGAAGGCATCCATCGCCTCGGCGTAGCACCCTTGCGCCAACCGGTCGGCGATCTGGCGCTCCATCCGCTTGGCCCGCTTTTCCGCGAGCTTGCGATAAATGTTCTCGGCGTCCTCGCGCAGCTTCTCGCCCAGCGCCGCGACCAGGTCGCGGAACTCCTGCGGCGACATGATCGCCTCGGCCGGCGGCCCGACGCCATCCGGCAGTTGGGGCATCTGCGGGGCTTGCGGGGGCTGGGCGGGGCCTGGGGGCGCGCCGGGCGGCCCGGATGGGCCTTGGGGTGCCTGCGGCTGTTGCGCGGCCTGTGCAGCCTGTGCGGCCTGCACCATCACGTCCTGCGCCTGCTTCAGTGCCTTGGCGACGATCGACTTCTTGATCGGCATCGGCAGATCGGGGATCGGCGTCGGGTCGACACCCCACGGTTGCTCGCCCACGGGCAGCACGATCTCCCGAATCCACGCTGACGCGGCGCGGCACTTCACCTCGGTGAGCGGGTGCCACACGATGTTCATGCCGCCGTTGTTGGCCTGCATCTGCGCGATCTGCGCGGCGCTGTAGACCCCGCGGCGCGCGCGCAGGTCACTCAGGAGCTTGATGTCGATGCGCTGCTTGCCGAGCTTGTTGCGGGCCCAGGCCAGCCGCACGTGGCCGGCCAGCGCCGACTCGACTTGCGCATCCCCTGTGAGGTCGTCAGCCTTGGGGATGGTGGCGGTGTCGCGCTCCAGCACTTGCTGAAGCCCCAATTGACGAACGAGGGGATTGACGGCCATGGGGCCGAACTATACCCCGGGACTGGAGTGAGTGGCTACTACCTGCTCCACACCACCGTGCGCCGCTGCACAGGCCGGACCTTGGCGACCACCAACCGCGTCGTGATGAGTTCCGGCACGAAGGACAGCGCCAGGGAGTCGGCCTTGTCGGGGGACTTGCCGCCGTTTTTCTTCTGGTCCTTCTTGCTCTGAAGCTGGATTTGAAACGTTGCACTGTACGCATAGTCCAGGCTGGTCAACTGATCGCTCAGGTCGTCCTGGTCGGGGATCTGCCCGTGCTCCAGGAAGTCGCGCATCTTCCCCCAGCACTCCGACCGCTGGTTGAAATACTGCTTGCTGTCCGTGGCCGGCTGGCCCCACTGCACCGCGATCAGGTGCGGCAGGCCCGGCATGCGGCGCAGCGCCGAGTCCAGGTCCGCGCCGTTCCCGATCGCGTCGTAGGTGATGCACGAGATCGGCCCCTCCTTGCGCACGAGCTCGAACACCCGGCCGGCGAGGTCCGGACCGTCGAAGCCCTGGAGCTCGATCTGCCAGTGCACCTTGAGCCCTTGGCGCAGCGTGATGACGCTGGAGTCGTCGCCGAAGCGCGCCGGGTCGACGCTCATGATGCGCGGGTAGGCCGCGTAGGTCTGCGGGTCCAGCCGCCTCCGCCGCGCCTGCATGACCAGTTCCGGGCTGATGAAGTTTGAGAACCCCGCCCGCGGGAACATGCCCTTGACGTGCACCCGAACGAAGTCGCCGTCCTCACCGTACTGCTCGATCTGGTCGGCGATGCGCTCCTTGTTCGTGAAACTCACCTCCCGCGCATCGACGCGGGTCACCACGTTCTTCCGCGGCTTCGCGCAGTTGTTGAAGAACCGGCCCGAGGTCCGTGTGGGGTTGCCGTAGCGCAGCCAGAAGATCTGCGTGTTCGCGTCCGACAGCGCGCCGTCCGTGCCTTCCCACACGAGGTCGTCGATGCCCGACGCCTCGTCGAAGATGATCGTCATCCGCTTGCCCTGGTTGTGCAAGCCGTTAAACGCCTCGACGTTGTTCTTGCTCCAGGGGATCGCGTCGATGCGCCACGTCTTCTCGCGGTCCGGGTCGTCCTTGATGTAGATCGCTGTGGCGGTGAGCGTGAACATCGCCCGGCCGATGAACATCTGATACCAGGTTGAGAGCTCGGCCCACGTCTTCGTGCGCAGCTGCGTGTCGGTGGTCGCCGTCACGACGCCGCGTGTGTCGGCGTGCGTGGCGATCGACCACAGGATCATCCACGACACCAGCGCGCTCTTGCCGACCCCGCGGCCGGCGGTGGTGTCTTCCTCGACCACGCAGCCCTTGGTGCCACCCTTCTTGACTGCCGCGCCCACCCGCTCAAGCTGCGCGCGCTGCCACGGCTCGGGTCCGGTCATCTTCTCCAGCTTGCTGCCCTGCTTGCCCCACGGGAAGGCCCACATCACGAAGCCGAGCGGGTCGTCCTCGAAGGCC